CTGTTAATTCCAACAGCACAATTAGACAGAAGGGGTACAGTAGAATATGCAGCACAGATCGCTAAGAAATATTTGCGAACTAAATATTGCAATGCTACATTAGTGACGTAAAAGATACGACACTTCTTCTTGGTGAGTTTAGTGGGTTCATCCTTAAGCGAAGTTTTCGCTGGGGAATAAGCACGCTCACCGCGACGGTAGCATTCCAGCATACGCTCGATTTCAACATAAGATTCTTCATCGAGTTTCACTGGATCATTCCATGTTTCCGTTGGGTCAAGTTTAATTAAGAACTTGCTCTTTTGACCCGAACGAGGAAATCCAATGGACGTGTTTCTGACAATTTTGTCAATAAAACGACGTCCTGGGATACCATTAATAGTTTCCATTTCCGTCAACGGACGAATGTCCATATCTAGCTCCTTAAAACGAGCAATAAGTGGATTGATATAATCATCAATAGCCCACTCAAGAGCGGATGGAGGAAAACCAACGCAGTTATTAGCTGCGGTTTCTAACGCGATTTGGTGATCGCGGCGAGAATTAAAGGGGGGTCTACCCCACTTATTCTCGTACCCAGTAACAGCGGCAACAGCGCCGCTAATTATAGTAGGTACGACATCAGATCTTGGCGTAGAAGCGCCAAGAGTGGATCCATAGACAGCTACAGTGTTATCTTTCCCCTTAGGGAGAAAACGAGTAGCACATCTAGGATGAACTTCCTTCGATGTCAAAATAGTAATCCCATTTATTTCAGTGGGAAAAGTACCAGCGGATGCTTCAGGCAAAACAAATTCCATAGCCTTAATAGCATCAAGAGCTTCTTGTCGAAACAAGGCTCCGCTAACTGCAAAATTAGCATTATTACCGCCAAGGTGGAATCCATGAATATACGGAAACTTTGCCTTAGCAACCAAAACTGACATACAACGTCCATCAAAAGTGGTCTTACCCACAGTGTGGGCAGAGCCGATAAATTGTGGTAAACCACGACCTTCGGCATTATTGGTAGTCATTTGGTGTTTGGCTCTATAAGAGTCAAACTGGATTTCTCCAATATCGTTGCGATGCATCTCCATCACAACGTGTTCCAATGCATCCTTGCCTTCAGGCAAATAATCAATCATAGATGCAAATGGAGGTCCACTTTGAACTTGTACTACAGCAAGATCGCTGGTTCCAATGCGGACAGCATGTTTAAAATTACAATAGCTCTTGAAGGTTGAGTTCACAGAGCCAATTTCACTACGAACGAAGCTGACACAAACGTCAGGATCGGAAGGCAACATATGATGCGGAAGCAACATAAAATTGGACTTCAAGAAAAAAGCGTCACAAAAAGAACGCTTTCCATCGATAATCCAGGACATATAACATAGATTCCTGGAGATAGGGCCAACACATCTTTCAAATGTGGTGGTCTTACTTTTGGTAGTGACGGGCAATTCCTCAACAACGAGGTCAGCCCAAGGATTCTCGGTTTCCAAGCGTTCCTGAACTTCATCAGGAGTAACTGGATTGAGAGCAGACTCGGTAGTAACACCGAACGATTTATACAAATTGTAGAATTTGTGGATGCCATAAGCGGCAACACACACAACCCCCGCAGCAAGTACACGCAAGTCATAAACATAACGTGTAAAGGCGGTAAAGTCTGGTCGACTCTTTAAAATTTCATCATACGCTCTATTACGAGCGCTTTTTACAATATTAACAAATGTACAGAAAAATATATAAAATAAAATACAAACAAAAGTAAATGTAATAGGATTATTATACATACGCAAAATCTCAATAAGAAAAGATAGC